ACTTTGGAATGTTTCTCAACAATGCGTTGACGACTGCCTCAAGCCGTCGCAGATCGCTAAAGCCAATTCGCATTTAGCGCAATTTAGTACCGCTGGCGATGAGTCAAGTTTGGCGATGATACAGACCCGTGAGACATGCTTGCGAGAGTTAGACGCTGGTATTACTGGCGCTTGCTATCTTGCGGAATGGTCTATGCCGCCCGGCTGTCATGGCGAAGAATATTGGGGCTATGCAAACCCTAGTCTCGGTTTGACTGTGCAACTTGACGCCTTAAAACTTGCCAGCACTAAAGATTCGTTTAATCGCCAACACCTTAATCTTTGGTCAAGCGCTCGTGGTGCATGGATTGACGCTGCCGAATGGGAGAAACTAGGGACCGATACTCTTATGCCTGACGGCGGTATTTTGGCTTGCGACGCCTCAGCAGATCAGAACCGTTTTGTAGGCGTCAGGGCTGTAGTCGCCAATGATGTCGTGCAAATCAAAGTTGAATTTATTGTTGACAGCATGTCGGAAATGTGGCAAGAAATTGAGCGAGTGATGACCGATCAGACTGTGCAGCTGTTGATCGGCCCAACATACGAAATTCATGTACCTAAACCTTTGGCTCGACGCTGTACGACAGCAGGACAAAAAGAGCTAGTCAAATATACTGGTTTGGTTAAAGCGATGATCGCCGAAAGTAAAGTACGGCACCGGGGCGAAAGAACTTTGGCAGAACATGTATGCAGGTCAGTCCAAATTCGTACGTCGGACGGCGTCATGATTAGCTCGCATAGGTCACCCGGCCCTATAGAACTTGCTCGCTGTGCAGTACTGGCTATCGCTAAAGCGTCACGGCCTAGAGCAATAGGTAAACCTATGCTGGTTGTCTCAGGGACATAGCCTTAGGCGTATAGGTTAGAGTTTGCTCAGGTTCGGCCTGAGCGTCGGGTTTGGGCCGAACCTACCAACTGAGGACATTATGGGAATCTTTAACAGAGTAAACAAAGCGGCGATTAGTCCACCAGCGGAAAAGACTGCTGCTGTAGGCGCTAGCAACATGTTCCCTACGTCAGGTAAAGCGTCTATCGGTAACTTCTATGCGTATCAGGCAGGACAGGCCCGAAATAAAGCTATGTCTGTCGCAGCTATCTCTCGCTCTCGTGATCTCATGGCCTCAGTGCTTGCCTGCATGGATTTAAAGATGTATACCGAAATTTGGAATGGTCAAGACATGGAGCAAGTGCCGCTTGCACCTCGATCATGGCTTTCACAGCTTGACCCTAAAATGCCAAATAACTTTTTGTTTCCTTGGGTATTTGATGATCTATTTTTCTTCGGTCGTGCCTTCCTTTATGTGACAGCTCGTACCGCTGACGGCTACATGGCTAGCGCTACCCGTTTGCCCCAAGGCTCTGTCGTAACTGAGGACATGACAGGTCCCGTCTGGTTTGGTAAATCTGACGCTATCTATTTTAACGGCCAGCAGTTACCGACCGAAGATGTTGTGCAGATTCTGTCACCTACTCAGGGCATGATTTATATGTCTGAGCAAACTATTGCTACAGCCCTACAGCTTGAAGCGGCCCGTTACCGTAACGCTAGTTCTGCTATTCCTGCAGGCGTCTTAAAACAGACTGGCGGCGAGCCTCTTAGCGCCACAGAACTAGCAGACCTTTCGGCAGCGTTTAATGCAGCCCGGGCAACTAACCAAACTGCAGCCTTAAACGAGTTTTTGACCTACACAGAAACAAACGCTACGCCCGACAAAATGCTTTTAATAGAAGCTGCCAACTATCAGGCTTTAGAAGCCGCTCGACTGTGCAATGTGCCGCCTTACCTGTTGGGTATCTCTACAGGCTCTTACGCTTACACAAACAGCCAAAGCGCCAAAGGCGACCTGTGGACTTTTGGTCTTAGCATGTACGCAGAAGCGATTACGGCAGCGTTATCACAGCAACTGCCTAGGGGAACGTACTGCGAGTTTGACTTTAGAAAATACCTATACGACTACACAATGCAAGACCATGATATGAATATGCCTAACGAAAACACTCAGGAGCAACTCGCATGATTAAGTTCAATTTGACAGACTTTAGTATTGACGCTGCAGGGCCTGACGGTTTGCCTCGACGAACGATCACGGGCGTTGCGGTTGAATACAACACTTTTGCCACAGTTTCTGACGGCACTACCGTTTCATTCGCCCCGGGTAGCTTGCCCACCGAAGGACGGGCGCCAAGAGTTTTTATGTACCACAACTCATCTATGCCAGTCGGCTTAGTAACCGAAAGAGTAGACACAGGGTCTGAACTGTTGATCGCTATGAAGATCAGTAACACAGCCCTAGGTAATGAAGCGCTTGTGTTAGCAGCTGATGGCATTTTCGAGCTTAGTGTTGGCGTTAATCCGACCAAATTCAGCTATGACAGCGACGGAAATATGACTGTGCAGGCAGCTGAGTTTATGGAAATTTCGCTGGTTCCCACAGCCGCATTTAAAAGTAGTACCATCAGCCAAGTGGCCGCCTCAGAACCTGAGACAGCCGAAGAACCAGTTACAGAACCTGAAACCGAAAACGAGGAAACCCCAATGGAAATTCAAGCAGCAAGCGCCGAAATAGTAATCCCTACTCAGCCCATTTTTGCTACAGCCAAAAAAGAATTTGCTATCCCTTCGGCAGCCGAAATGCTTGCCGCTATGCACATTGGCGGCGACACTTGGCATAACGTAAACGACGCTTTTAAGCAAGCACAGCGCCGCCAGCAAACAGCACTACAAGCGGCAGCTGGCGACGTCATCACGACGGACACCCCGGGATTGCTTAACCAAATCGTGCTTGGTCCACTTTTTCAAGATCTAAACTTTGTCAGGCCTGTCGTTTCGGCTTTTGGAGCAAGGGCTATGCCCAATACGCCTTCAAAGACGTTTACTCGCCCAACCATTACGACCCATACTTCGGCGGCAGAGCAGTCAACCGAATTAAGCGCCGTCTCAGCGACAACTATGGTTATCGCAGCAAACACGGTCACCAAAAAAACTATTGCAGGTCAAGTAACCCTTTCGGTGCAAGACATTGACTTTACCGACCCTGCAGCATTGCAGTTAGTCCTCAATGACCTTGCTGGCGAAGTCTTAATTAAGACTGACGACATTGCGGCTGACGCTTTAGTTGCTGGCAAAACTGCTTCGGGTTCTACTTGGACTGTCACCGCTGATAACCCATCATCTTTGATTAGCGCCTTATATGACGCTGCTCGAGAGATCACCGAAGACAGCAACTACTTCCCAACTCACCTTTGCGTCAGTCCTGACGTATGGGAAAAGTTGGGTAGCCAGTTGGACGGTTCAAAGCGTCCTATTCTCGGTTACACTACAAACGGCGTACTTGGACAAAACAGCATTGGTCGCGTAGGCGGCCTTGGCTATACACAAATGGACGTCATGGGCTTAACTCTAGTAGTTGACAACAATTTCGCCAGCGGAACCATGCTTGTCGTTTACGCTCCGGGCTTTGAAATCTACGAGTCAGGCCCATCTTTGATGACCTTTGACAATGCCTCTACTTTGGGCAAGACATTCTCACTGCACCAGTACTTCGCCACGTTTGTAGCCAAGTCAAGCTTTATTCAGGGAATCGTAATCGCATAGTCGAAAGGCGGCCTGCTGGCTATGGCCACCTACAAAATCATATTTGCCCAACTCATAGACAACTATGCAGTAGTGCAAACCCTGACTAACCCTGAAATACAAGCAGGCGAAAGCATTACTGTCGCTAGCGTCTCGGCAGCGTTTAACGGTACACAGACCGTTTACGCTATGCCACAGTACGAATTTCTTGGCGTTGACAGCGACGGCGACCTGCTTTACAACACCAGCGTACCGATACCTAATCAGGTGCTGTATTACATTGCTGGCGCTGACGTTGATCGTGCAGCAGTCATACCTCAAGGGACGCTTACCCATACGCAAACTTGCACTTGGATTAACGGCCCTGCAGTAGCAACTTGGCTAGGTATAGACCTTGCAGGGGCTGACGAAACTGCTTTTCATACTCAATGCGCTAACGCTGCAAACAATTTTATTTACCTTCGGAGACAAGAGGCAGGGTACACAGACAGTCTGACAACTTCGCCCGGTACACAAGTAACGCTTGCTACGACTATGTATGCAGGCGCTCTGTATCGCCAAAGAGGATCTGTAGACCAATTTGCAAGCTTTGACGGTATGGGCAACGTCCCGACGACAGGACTCAGCCCGATCATAAAGCAGCTTGCAGGAATCCCTAGGCCAGCTGTCGCATGACCGTATATACAGACCTATTTAACGAGGCGATAGACGACCTAATTACGACCTTGGCGACAATTACTAACCTTCGAGTCACGACAGACCCGCAAAAGATAAACCCGCCTTGTGTCTTTCTTGACGCCCCTACTTTTGACAGCTGGTCATCGGCAATAGTCAAAATGACGTTTGCTGTCAAAGTAATCTCGCTCGGACCGGGCAACCTAGACGCAATGCGTAACATCTTAAGTATCACCGCCGCAATGCTTGCAAAAAAGGTTGGCGTCACAGCTGGACGCCCAGGCTTTATATCTATCGGCGGTCAAGA